TGATCGTGAACATTAGCACGTCTAATCAATTCACTTGAAGCCTCTGTTAGTAGTTGTGCTACTCTTTTACTATGCAGTAGAGTATCTGCTTTGCTGTCGTAGTTCATAATTATATTTGTGTTTTTCATGATTTTGAATTTCCTTTGTTTGTTTGTAAATATCAGTTATTTCTTTAGTCGAAATCACACATCCAACAATCTCTTTCATACAATTCTCGCCTACATGAGTCACATCTACCTGTATCATCTATTGTCCGTTCTTGATTTCCACAAGATATGCATAGTGTCTCTTTTTTTTGGCTTTCTGTTCTTTGTTTTGTTGGTTTATAGATTACAAAAACACCGTTTCTTTTCAATTTTTCTAATAGTTGTTTGGATTTTGAAGTGAGAGGGTTATTATACAAGTACAATGACTTACATTTCAGATCTACAATACTTTCTGGAAGTGACGTAAGGCTGTTATTATCCAAGTACAGGTATTCGCACTGAAGATTACCAAAGCTTTCTGGAAGTTGTGTAATGTTGTTATTACTCAAGAACAAACGCTCACATTTCAGATCCCCGAAGCCGTATGGAAGTGAAGTAAGTTGGTTATAGGACAGACTCAAGTCATTACATATCAGATTACAGAAGCAGTCTGGGAGTTTTGAAATTGATTTATTTGCTAACTTAACTGTGGCAGCCTCTACTCTGTTCTCTACAATTTTGTAGTTCACGTGATACTTGTCCAGAAAATCAGTTAGTTCTTTAATGTCATTGTTTGTCGGTGTTTTTGGTGTTGCTTGATTTGCTAACCACATTTTATACTGTTTTTCTGTTATCTCATAAAATCTTCTTGATGGAGGTTTGTTTCCAAAAAATGTTTGAACGCATATACCTGTTTCCTCGTGTTGAAAAAATGGCATTATTTTCTCCTTTGTTTGTAAATTTCAATTATTTTTTTAATGATATCGTCCTGCGAATATATGGCGTTTAATGCTATTATATTCGCTGTTAGGCGATGTTACGCCGGTTCATAGGTTTTTTCAAAAATATCAGGCTTACATGGGTAAAATTCTCCATTTACACCTTTTATTATAAAATCACCCTTTGTTACATAGATTTCTCCTTCAAGAGTTTTTATTTTAACGGTATTGAATTCTGGTCTACCGATTAGAGATTCACCAACAAAATCAACCATCTCTAACCAAGACCCTTCCTCACCTGTCCATTTCAAAGCCTGTATTACCACAGGTTTTTTCCTAAAATTCTGTACCATTTTTTATTCCTTTGTTTGTTTGTTTTGTCTTACTCCGCACTCACGGACTAAGCTCATTGCTGTTCCCAATTGTGTGTAATTAGTCAACTATCCCAACGTGTGGGATCTTGTTTTCTATGATTGCGATTACAATCACCCTAGCCGTCTCTTCAGTTAAAAGACAATTATTTAGAAAGCAGTTTTCAATCAACGATTCTTTTATTCTTGTTTTGGTTTCACGTGAAACCAATTTATTAGAAACGTTACTTTGTATGTTACTTTGTATTTGAGCTTTCGCTTCTTTTAGTTTTTGTTCTGCTTCTTGAATCCTTCTATTTGCGGCCTCCTCTGCTTCTTTCCTTGCTTTTTCTGCTGCTTCTTCACGTGCTTTTTTTATTTCTTGTTCTTGAATGATTTTTTGAGCCGCTTCTTTTTGAGCTCTCAATTCTTCTAATTCTTTTTGTTCTGCCTCTTTTTTTCTTGCAGATAAAAGAAACTCATTAAGTTGTCTCATTGAATCAGCGATTGATTTAGATGCATCTTCAAATGATTCTTGCCAATAATCAATGCCTTTTTCTCGCAAGTCCGCAAGCTTTGCGATCTGCTCTTCAATGCCCACGGAGTCATACATCATAGCCTGTGCTGGCATATTGTCAATCTCTGTTATTTGCTCTTGTCTTTTTTCAATGTCTACAATTGGCTTAAGAACATCTTCCTTTAGTTTATCTAAAGTGTCTTTTACCTCTTTTCTCGTTGCATCAATTAGCTTAGGCTTTGCCTTTAATTCAGCAGCTACTTCTTTCCCCTTTTCTTCAATCATGTTTTTTAATTGATTGATTTTTTTTGCCATCAGTTTAATTTGTATGCAACCCTCTTTTGTCGTTGGGTCAGCAACTAGACCACGGCCAATTTTTTGAGCATCAATTAAAATTTGACGAAAGTTTTCTTTATTTAGAAAGAGCTCTTCCCAGTTAGTGACTTGCCCTACAAGCTCGAATCTGTCAGCGTTCAAACTGATTATTGACATTTGCGTTTGTTCGTTTTGATTCATTTTATTTTCTACTATTGTTGAAATTCTTTTTTAATTTCTTCTAAAGTTTCGATTGCAAAAAGTAACCCAGCGGTTTGCTTTTCAGTGCATTTTCTTTTTAATTTTTCTATTTCTAAAATCGCTGAATCAAAATCTAAAACTAATTTTGATTTTTCTATTAGAGACTCAATTTTAGCATCATTACATGATTTTCCGATGCAGTTGGTTCCTTTGTATTTACAGCGTTTGCAGCCGTCAGCATTAGCCAAAAAATCTTTTAACAAGTCAATACTTACTTCTATTTTCATTATAGTTCCTTGATTAGATTAATGACAGATTTTGTCACCTCGGATATAGAATTGTATCTGCCTGATAACGTTCTTACTTTATCCGTAATTTTTTGCGGAACGTTATAAGACGTGTGGCATATAGCCATTCCGTTGTCTTCGTATACACGAAAAGCCATGGCGTTGATTGCGATTATTGTTTTAAGTTTCATTTTGTCTTCTCCTGTTTTTTATTTCTTTTTCTTTTTTGTCATCACTTTCTAAACTGATTCTTAAAATGATCGCAGACAATATAAAAGAAAGCAAGATTGTTATTATAACTAAAAAGGCAAACATTATTCTTAAAGTTTCTACATTTCCCATTTTATAACTCTCCTTAAAAATCATCCTTTATTTTATCCATTGCTTCTTTAATTTGTTTGTAAATTTTTCCCCATAGTTCTTCAGGAACATCCTCGGCACGCTCATAGCCAGCAGCTCCTAAGAGATTAACAAATGATTCATTATCAATAGCAGCAAGCTTTTTCATTGAGTCAAAAAACCCTTGTTTTCTATCAACTGGTTTTTTATTATCATTATATTGTGGTTCATTAATTTGCGTGTCATTAATTTGTACGCTATTGTTTTCTGTGTAATCTTCAATGTCTTGTGTGAACTCGCAAGAGCCACCAGTTGCAAGCAATACAGACGCAACTAAGGATCTTTTAACAGCCATCTTCAAAACGGTATTATACACATCTGCAATATCTTCGTTCTCTTTTTTATTGTCTCCCTTTTTGAAAATCATCCAGTTTCCGTTTTCATCTTTTTTAGCTACACAACCAGCGCCAAGAATTGCATTATTTTTTTCATCCCAATATTTTTTTGGTACGGGTTTGCCAGTTGGTATTAGCTCATTACCTCTGTATCTGTATTTGCTCTCTTTCGTACAGCATGAACCAGCTGATGACGCAACAACAAAGCCATTTTGATTACGAAGTGTTGTAGTTACAATGTACTCACGATGCCCTTCTCCTAACTCATTAATTTGTATGCTAGATTCAGGAGATAGTCCAAAAGACATACAAAGTAACTCAGCACCATTTTTAAATAGCGTCGGTTTTTTGCCGCAGCCAGGAATTAGTCCGTAGTGAATATTTTCTTTCATTACTTCTTTTTTAATTTCAGTCACAAGATAAGACCTTTTTTTTAAGTCATTGACGTTAACAACTTGATATTCATCTTTTCTTTCTGTTATTACTATTTCTTGATTCATTTTTTACCTCTGTTTTTTTATTGTTAAAAAATTTATTATAAAGCTGTTCAAAAAAAGCTCTACTTTCACTTAATTCTTCAGCAGAAATTTTTTCTGGTGTGCTGTATTTTATTTTTTTTCTGAACTTTTCTACACACAAATTATTTAATATCTGAAGCGTTGGAATTTCTGAAATCTTTCTTGCTTCTAAAAAAAGGTCTGCAATTTGATCGTCATTTATTTTAAGTTCTTTTGCGTACATTCGAGAAGTTACGCATAAAGTAACGTCTGAAAGCCTTTTACCTGCACACTCGTAAGCCATAGATAACTGAACGAGAAATTTTTTTTCACGTTGTGTTAATGAATTAACACTTTCATTTATCTGTACTTCATTCATTATCCTTATTCTCCTAAAAGAATTCTTTCGATTTGGCTTTTAGCTTGAATAGCTTTATTTTTTTCAAACTCTTGAGTCCATCGAGCTTGCCTTAGCCACGTCTGCAAAGTAGCACGTTCTGGAAAAAATTTATTAGCTCGCCAAGCTTTCATGCGTAACTCTTCTTCTCTAAGAAAAGAGGGCAGAAGCTTTACAACCTCTTCGCTTAGCTTTAATTTATATGCTTTGCAAGTCTTTTTAAATAGACCAAACTCAATCTCAAAACCTCTTTTAGTACCGCAATATTTTTTCCTAAATTCTTCAAAGATGGTTTCAATTTTCGGCTTTTCAGAAATACAAATTAATTTATCTATAAAATCATTTTGTTCTTCCATTTCTTTATCCCTCTTCTTTTTCCAAAAAAGTTTTTTTAATTCTGATTTTTTTTTACTTTTTGTTAAAATCATTCTTTATAAAACCTTTCCTAAAAAGATTTTTATAGTTCCAACTTCAGATATCTTTAGAATTTTCTTTTTTACTTCTTGATTATTCATCTATCATGGCCTCGCAATAGGCTAGCTGTTCATCCGTTAGTTTGTCCGCACAGTATTCACGAGCCGCCCATGGATCTTTATGCATACAGTAGTTAAATTGCTCTGGCGTTAATTTATCAGCACAGTATAGAAGAGCCGCCGAATAGCCTATACGAACACAATAATCGAACTGCTCAGCCGTTAGTTTGTCTGCACAGTATTTAAGAGCTGTACAAGGATATTTACGAACGCAGTAATCTAGCTGCTCTGGCGTTAGTTTATCCGAATGTTTTTCAAGTGCAAACCACGGTGTTTTCTTTACTTCTTCGTCTGTCATTTTGTTTTCTCCTCACAATATTTTTTTTGCTCTTTAGATAGCATATCCGCACACAATAGAAGGGCTGTTGCTGGGCACTTATGAACGCAATAGTCTAGTTGTTCTTTAGTTAATTTGTCCGCACAGTACTCAAGAACTACCGCTGGTCTTTCCCGAACACAGTAGTCTAACTGTTCGGGCGTTAATTTATCCGCACAGTATGCAGCAGCAGTCGAAGGGCACTCATGAACGCAGAAGTCGAAATGCTCTTTAGATAGCATATCCGCACTGTATATAAGAGAGTCCCGTAGGTCGTTCTTTGCTTCTTTATCTATCATCTTGTTCTCTCCATTGTTTGTTTTTCTTTTCTTAAATAATTTTAATTCCAGCTTTTCTTGCTTCAGTGAAAAAGAACTCTTTCACGATTTCGATAGTTTCACTAACTGAATTAGCAAAATTCAAATCACCACAAATTCCATCATTCCAACCGCAGTCATTTTTTTGAATCGCTTTTTTATATCCTTTTCCATCTTTTCGTTGTACTAAGCAAACTTGAAAAACAGGTTTATCTAGCCCATCATTCCATAGAAAAGCAAAACCGTTTTCTATGTCATAATCGATTAAAAATTTAGTTGTATTGTTCATGATTTGTTTTCTCCGTTGTGTGTGTAAATCGTGGCTGGGTCGTGAATCCCAGCGAGCACTTTCACGATGATTATTATAGCCTTATATGCAATCAAGCCCAGAGCTTCACGGCGGTTTCATACTTCGATTTTAGGTCTTTTATTTTCTTGCTCGCATAAGACAGAGCCATTCCATGAGGCCGCTCCGCTGGATTATCTTTTAGAAATTGATGATATTCTTTTGCTTCTTCGAGTTGTGCCTCAAAAAACTCTAAACTTTCAGGCATTGAAAGATCGATTTTATTTGCCATACGTTCCCAATATGCTGTTCTTTCCCGGTAAGCCTCAGCTTTTTTGTATTCTTCCATGGCGTTACTCATTCTGTTCCAGTTTCTCTCGATTAATGCACGATGCCGTTTCTCGCTGTGGTGTCCTACTTTTATAGGTTCTCCCAATGCTAAAAAGTCTTTACCTTCGTTGCTTTTTTCTCTCCATTCATCGCCTTTTTTATCAGCATTGTCAGCCCAATTATTTAGCTTTTCAATCTTATTTCTTGCTCTTTCTTGGTTATTAAATCCATCAGCTCTAACAATTGAGTAATAATAAAAACCATCTTTTTCGGCTATTAAATTAAATACGATGCATTCGTTTTCTTTTCCATACTTGGTTACAACTATAATCTTATCACCTTTTTCATGCTTTTCTTCGCATTGTGCCACAAAAACATTTGGGCAATATTTTTTGTAAGTATTCATGATTTGTTTTCTCCGTTGTGTGTGTAAATCGTGGCTGGGTCGTGAATCCCAGCAAGCACTTGCACGATAAAAAATTATTGTTGATGACTGCTGATTATAATGAAATTTCCATTGCCCAATTCTATAACTTCATATTTTTTAACGATGTAATCCCAAGTAATAGGTTTAAACTCGTCTTTTTCTCTGTCAAATAAATCGGAGTCATTTTCACAAAGCTTCATAAGCTCTTCTTTTGAGCCTTCAGTGGCCACTTCATAGATAGCTTCGGCTGTGGATTCATGAAATTTCTCGGCCAGAAGTTTTGCAGCTTCTTTTGAATAGCCTTTTAAAAGTAAAGATTTATATAAGTTGTCCATGATGTTTTCTCCGTTGTGTTAAGCCGCTTCATCGCTGCTCATGTATATAAGATACATAAAAAGCTAACCGTTAGCAATAGTTTTTTTCACTTTTTTAATTAATTTACAAAGTGCTTAAATTACGCTAAAAACGCCATTCTTTGTAAACTTTTTGCGACTTCTGGAAAGTATACTATATATATATGTCTTTTTTTTTCGGCGCCTTTGCTTCGCTTATTCCAACTTGGAATATATTTTTTATGGTTTCTTTCTTGCCATTAATACTTTAGTATTACTAACTAACAGTTTATTAACAAAACAACATCAGAAACACAATTTTTTATTTTACATACAAATTAAAAGTTTACATAAAATTAATTTGTACGAATATACAAACTCCCTAGAGCCATATAGAAAGTGTATGCATACAAAGTAAGGAGTAAAAAACACAAAAGCCCGTGAGCCTATATGTACGTAGGCTTAGAAGATTTTACAAAACTACCCTTGAAAAATGAGAAAAAAAAATTTAAATTTTTAGCGGTTAAAAAATAGTATTTATAAACTAATGTATAATAAAGAAAGATAATGCTTGCATAACGTTTTCAAATTGAATGATGATGGGCATTGACGGTAAAACAAAGAACACCTTGCTTTCCTTTCTTAAGAATTATATATATATAAATAATCAAACATGCGAAAGCGTAAAAATTTTTTCCCCATACTATACACTTTTTTTATTTGAGATTTTCCATAAATATTTTTTCTCTCTCTTATGATTTTTTATTTATATTGGGAAAAGAGGATTTTGTTTTCTCCCCTCTAAAGGCTGCTTAGTTGATTCTAGGCAGTCTTTTTTATATGTTGTTACACACAAAATAACTTAATTTATGTGTACTAACGTTAGTTTATGCGTACTAACGTTAATTTATGTGCCATTTTATACACAAAATAACGAGATTGAGTAATAAAATGTGTATATTATATATGTAAATACACATATAACCGACAGAGATGCTATAATGAAAGAACAACAAAACAAAAAAAATAGAATTGATGAGCTTGAAAAAGAAATCAACTTTCTAAAAGAAAGAGTAAAAAAGATAGAAGAATCTTTCAAAGTGAAAGAGATAGAAGAAAAACCATCAACTACGTTTATGTGAAATGCTAACAGAAAAAGATATTAAAGAAGGTCAGAAGACAAGAGAAGAGATGATTAACGCTTTTAGAGCGAGTAGAAAGATGGTGTCTTGGAAAAGGAGAGGCGTTGCAAAAGAGTTTCCAGAAAGGAAGCTAATAAATATGCGGCGTGATTATTACTCTTGGATAAAAGAAAATTATTTCCCCATCTTAAAACATCCATCTTTTTTAGACCAGAACGACCCTGAATATCTTTTAAACGCTTGGCGATCATTTTGCACGATGTCACTTGTGCGATGCAGTAATCACTGTAATTTTTTACTTTCTATCTATCCTGAAAGTGCAAAATATTTTATAGAGATAGGAAAAATAAAAAAGATATTACCTCTTCGTAGTTCCTTCACTGATACGTATCGAGAGGGTGACGAAGGTTATTCTCAAGATAGAGTCATATTAGAAAAAGATTTTGCTAACTGGTTTCTTGAAGCAAAAGAACAAATAAAAACATTGGTCGCTCAAGACTGTTATTTTTTTGGCAATGTGAAAAACAATAGCCCTCAATACTTTATGGAAAAATTTGTTGTCGATAAGGAAGATAAAGAAGACAAAGACAACGACACAAAAACAGTGCAAGTAGATTTTAATATAATTTCTAGACAAAGTAACGTCAATGAAAGTAAAAGTTAGCGTAGATATATCTGAGCAGCAATCGAGATTCATTCTTTCTGACAAGAAGTTCACTGCTTTTGTTGGTGGTCGTGGATCTGGGAAGACGTTTATACTTGGGCATAGAGCAGCAGGAAGAGCATCAAATGGAAGGAACCAACTAGTCGTAGGCAGAACGTATAAAGAGCTTCGGCAAACGATTATTCCTTCTGTCATAAATGCGTTGGAATTATATAGAGTTCCTTTTAAGCTAAATAAAAATGACAACTTAATCACGCTAAAAAAAAGCAAGATCCTTTTTTTATCTGGAGAAAATCCTGAAGCAATACGATCTTATACAGACTATCATGACGGATATATAGATGAGGCCGCTTGGCAGAAGCCAATGGTAATGAAAAACCTTTCGATGTGCTTGCGTGGTAAAGATGTATTGAATCCAACTATTAATTTTACAACAACACCGAGAGGCGGATCTTGGTTTAATTTATTCGTAACTAAATCAAGCCAAGAAAAACTAGAGCTAATAAAGTGTACCACTTTTGATAATCCTTTTTTATCTGAAGATTCTTTAGAGCTTTTTAAAGATGCATTATCAGGAGATGAAAAGCTAGCAAGGCAAGAACTATATGCTGATATGCTTTCGGAGTCTCCAATCAACGCAGTTATTCCAGACAACTTAATTTTTATGAGTGATGTGCCATCAGACTTGCCCGTATCCATTGGTATAGATGTAGCAAGAGAAGGCGTTGATAATACTTTTATAGTTGTCAGTAATGAAAAAGGTGTTGTTGAGTCGAACAAGTTTTCAAACTTAGATGGCATTAGTTTGTATTTAAATTTCGAGAAGATAGCAAAGAAGTATAGAACATTATGCTCTGTGAATGTTGATAATACAGGCGGCTGGGCGGGTTCATTTCTAGATATTGTAAAAACAACTGAATATAGAGACAAAGTATTTGGGATAAATTTTGCGTCATCAGCGAGTAATAACATATACGCAAACAAAAGAGCGGAAATGTTTTTCAAGTTGAGAGAACAGTGCGAGAAAAAAGCGTTCTCTTTGAAAAACTGTCAAGACATTGAAGACGAAATAAATGCAACAACATATTTCTTGAACAGCTCTGGACAGCGGCAAATCATTGATAAGAAACTTATAAAGAAAGATATAGGTCACTCTCCTGATGAGCTTGATGCCGTATCTTTAAGTGTATTAAATGGCTTTAATTTACATACAAATGAAGCAAGGTATTCACCCTTGCCGCAACAAGGCTGGTAATTATGAATGAAATTGTAAAAGAGTTTATAGACTTTGCTGAAAAAGCGAAGGACAAATATAAATCAGAAATAGACGAGATGAAAATTGACAGAGATATCTTTTCATCTACAAAAGTTTGGGATGATATCGACGAAAAAGTACGAGGGAAAAGTAGGGATAAGTCTATTGTCAATCCACTTCCAATGTATCGCAATGCTATATGCAATAGCTTCAATCGTTACCCTTACGACGTTGAAGTAGTAGGGCAAGCACCAGAAGTAATTAAAGACAAATTAAAGAAAATATCTGTTGACTCTGGATTGAATGACATAGTAAGGCAATGCGTGTCTGATGCTGTCATCATGGGCAAGGGCTTTGCTTTCATTATAACTAACGGAAATGAAATACAGATAAATTATTCTGATGACCCATCACAAGTCATTATAGATAGCGAAGCAAAGGCAATCGATGGAAACGACATACAGAAGATAGCGTTTGTAGACAAGATGAGCTATGAAAAAATAAAACAAACCTTTCCTTCTTTTGTACTTACAGAAGATGAATTAAAGTCATCAAAAAACTTAAATGTTGGGTGTTGGGAATCAGGAAAATATAGTTACAATGTCATTAGTTACTTTACGCTAAATGAGAGTGGCGTTACTTTATATAGAATAATAGGCGACGAAGTCGTTGAGACTATTGTTTACGAAGGGCTAAAGAAAATTCCAGTAGTTCCTTTCTATGCGAATGAATTCTGGAAAGAAGGGAGCAGGCATTACAAGGGCATTGTAAGGGATGTAAGAGACTTAATCAAGATAGTCAACTACTCTTATTCGGCATTGAAAGAAAGGCTTGCTTGTCCTTTAATCCCCAAAACAAGGGTTTCTTTTGAATCTGTAGAAGGTTACTTAGAAGACTACACACAAAGTAACAAATCGACGGCAGGCGTTGAGCGTTATAAGGAATGGTCAGCTGATGGGAGGAAATTAACAGCCCCATTTACAGAATATCCAGAATTGAAAAGTAATGATTTGCTAGTTGTGATTGAAAACGCAAAGAGCCAGATAGCGGATATTATTGGCGTTCCTCAGTCAGGACTAGCTTTTGAAACGGATGCCGCCCAAGCTACAGCTACAGAGGTGTTGCTTCGTTCACAAGCTAACGTGAATAACGTTTCTCATTATTATCAACACGCAAAAGCAAGCTTAAAAAACTTGATGAGCATCTGCTTAGAACTTTTGTGTTATGTAGAAGGAATTGAGAATACTTTCACTATTGCGGTCACAAATGGCCCAGAAACTTATGTTAGAAAAGAGATGCTAAGGCAACAGCTGATGGCAACACAGTCACTTGTACCTGATGCTGTGAAGCCTTTAATAATGGCTGAAGTTGTGAAGACTTTGGAAATAGAAAATGCAGAAGCTTTGAGTAACGCAATTCTTTTGACTTTACCTGAAGAGCTACGGCCAGTCAACAAGACACCACAGGCATTGGCATTAGAATTAGTACAAAGTAAGCAACAGATAGAACAACTACAGCAAGCATTACAGCAGCTTAGCGAACAAAATAAGCAGTTACAAGAGACAATAAATGCCGATGTTATTAATAGTCAGAATCAATTACTGATGGTTCGAGTACAGAATGAAAGCTCTTTAAAAACAAAGCTCATAGAGATGCAACAACGGAACAAAGAATTCGAACTAAATTATCAATTAGAGATAGCGAAAGTAGATGCTTCGCAGCGAGAAAAACTAATGGAACAAGCTAATGAGCAAGCGAAGATACAAGACAAATTAAGGCAAACGGCATTAAAAGAAATAGAGCTAGCTGAAAAAATGAGGTTAGAAGAGGAACGAAAGAGAGGCGAACTGTTAGAGTTTGTGTTTAATAATAATTAATTTGTATAAAAATTAGTTTATGTGTAACGCTTATAATTTTATTTAATTATATTTATAAAAATAAAGGACAGAGATATGGCAGAAGAACAAGATATAATCAATAAGTATCGTGGCGTTACGTCAAGTGATACTATAGAAAAAATAGAAGAGCCTGTAGAAGAGCAGACTAAAATACCGACAGAAGAAACCAAGACTACAGAAGAAAAAGAAACAGTCGAAGTTGAAAATGTCGAGACGCCAGAAGAAAAAAAAACTGAGAATAGAACCGATTACAAAAACAATAGTTCTACGTACGTCGAGCAGATTATAAAAGATCGACTAGCACGACAAGCAAAAAAGCATCAGAGAGAACTAGAAGCCTTGCGAGCTGAGCTAAATAGCCTCAAGAAAAAAGAGGAAGATCCTGAGTTCACAAGAGATGACTTTATTGACGAAGAAGAGTTTGAGCGATATAAAGCAGACAAATTAAAGAAGTCAATAAAGACAGACATAATGAAAGAATTTGAATCCTCTCAAAAAGAGAGAGAAGCCGAAAGAGCACAGCAGGAAAAAGTAAACGCAACTATAGCAAACTTTCTTAAAACTCCTGAAGAGTTACAAGAATGGAAAAACAGACTAGAAAATTTTGAAGAAGATTATTCAGATTTTCTAGAGAGTGAACAAGGACAAGAGATGTCTGCGTTTATGATCAACAGTAGCGTATTTCCAGTGATGTTTGATTTGATTGCAAGAAACCCTAGTGTTGTAGACAAACTAAGCACATTGAGTACAAAAGAAGTTTACTTTAATTTAAAGCAGCTCGAAGAAGCGATTCTAAAAAAAATAACTGGGATAAAAGAAGCCCAACAACAAGAAAATAAAAACGCAGATGAACAAAAACCAAAACGTTCTCTGCCTAATTCTGGAAAGTTCGGAGGTTCTTCATCAAGCACATCATCAAGGCTAGACCCCAACAGCAAAGACTTTGATGCTAAAGAATACTTGAAAAGAAAATATCCGAATCAGTACTAAAAGGAATAAATAAAATGGCAAACTTAGCGTCAAACATTACCACCGCACAACTTGACATTTTGTCAGTCGCGGTTGAAAAATATTCTCCGATCCTCGAAGACGTTCGTTCTTCACAGAAAGGACTAAAGGGACGTACTGGCGGGATCATTCGTGTTGTCATTCCTGATTCTGGGTCTGTAGTGATCACAGAAAATGGGCTGCGTGATATTTCAGCAGCCACTTTAGACAACGCAGAATTTTCTAAAGACTTAAGAATTTCTTCAGCTAACACTTCTTTCAGTGCTACTGCATTAGAGAGAGTGACAAATGTTGATGATTTTGATAAAGAAATCGTTCAGCCTCGAGCCGTAAATTACGGCGAAACAGTAAATGAAACGGTGATTGACAAAGCTTATACAGTTGCAGGAATTGCCCAAACAGCTGCTCTTTCGTCACTTGACTTTGATGCATTAGCAACAACCGCTGGGAAGCTTCGTGAAAATCGGGCTACAAATCTAGTAGGCTATATGTCACCTACTGTTGCCGCAAAGCTAGGTTCTAAAGGGGCTAATGGTTCTTTCCTTCCTCCAGCTATTTGCGAACCAATGTACAAAGATTCGCAAATCGGGCGATTCGCAAACGTTCAATGGAAAGAATCAAAGATGCCTGTCTTTGTAGTAACATCGGCGAACGTTATGGATAGCAAATGGGTAATCGACACAAGTGGAGTTGATGGAGACACTGGAACTATCAAAATTGATGATAACACTAGTGGCGGTGGTGCAACCATCTCTACTGCTACTGTGATTAAAAAGGGTTCTGTATTTACAATTGCTGGCGTTTATGCAAAAGATGTTCTTGGAAAAGATACAACTAATTTAAAAGCATTTGTTGTACAAGAAAATGCTACTGGTACATCTGAAGGAAAAATCACTCTAAAAGTTGGTGCATTCTCAAACACAGGAGCACATGCTAATGTTAGCAAAATGCCTGTTGCGACTAACGTACCAGTGCCAGTCAACTGCGGTGCTGCGAAAACATATTCTGTAGTTTTCGTTTTCGAAAAAGGGAACATTGAATATGATCCAGTAGAACTAAACACCGCTGGTTTTGAATCCGTTACTGTTTCTGGAATTGATTCCAAAATCAAAACAACCGCATTGGTTAGTGGTGACATCAACACGTTAACTGCAAAGTATCGAATTGATTCGGCCTTTGTAACTGGCGGCATTGATGACCGTAGAGCTGCTCTATTGTTTGTAGAAATCTGATAATTAAGTTGTACACATAAGCTTAATTTATCTATATTGT